ATTAGTAGAGATGAAGTTAAGTTTACTAAATTTGTAGGTCGTTTAAGAAAGAAATTCTGTATGTTATTCCACGACCTTTTGAAAACACAACTTATTTTAAAAGGTATCATTGCACCTGAAGAATGGGATTCAATGATGGGAGATATAACATATACTTTCTTACAAGATGGATATTTTGCTGAGTTAAAACACAGCGAAATGATGAGAGAAAGAGTACAACTAGCACAACAATTAGAAGGTTATGTTGGTAAGTATTTCTCTAACGAATATATAAGAACAAAAATACTAAAACAAAATGAACAAGAAATTGAAGAAATTGATAAACAAATTGAAGAAGAAGGTGCTGAAGCACAGCCCGAAGAAACACCAACCATTACGCCTAACCAAGAAACGAATGGTAGTGAAAAGAAAGAAGAACCAAAAATCTAATATCACGGAACCAGAAGATGGTTGGAGTGGTTTAGTATAGGAGATAAATATTATTATGAGTAAAGAAAATATTAATAAATTCGTTAATTCACTTGAAACAGGAGATAACACACAAGCAGGAGAAGACTTAAAAAATGCTCTTGCTGATAAAGTAACTTCTGCTTTAGATGATGCTAAAACTGATGTGGCGAGATCAATGTTTACAGGACAAGTAGGTGCTGATGCACCAGAGGCTAATCCTTTTACTGGAAACGATATTGAATCTGAAACTCCTGCACCAGAGGTAGCAAGTGATGAAGTGGCTCAGTAGTTTTATAAAAGACAATATTACTGAAGCAAACGATTACAAACGTACTCGTCAATACAATAAACTTACACCTAAAATGAAGCGTGCTGTAGATATGGTTTTTAGAGCTGCAGACAAAGACGCTGATGTAATTGCGAACTTTGAAAAAAATGTAAATGCAGCTGCAAAACAATTTGGTGTAAACAAACAAGATTTAATGAATTACTTTGATAAAGAAACATTAACAATTTTAAGGAAGTAATATGGCTTGGGTAACTGTTCCAGGATCAAATAATATTTGGGAGTTTGATAACGCTGCTACAATTAGCGATACATATCCAGATTCAGCTGATGGTGCAAATGTCACTATTTCAGGTGGTATAAGAACATTTACTTTTGCAGATGGAAATGTACAAGAAATTTATATTAAATGTAGAAAAGTAGGAGAAACAACTGAGCGTGGTGAGTTATCAAAAACTTACTATGACGCACAATAAGGATTAAATATGGCTGATACAGTATCAACACAAGTATTAACAGACACAACAGGCGTAAAATACGCTGTTAAAATGACTAACTATTCTGACGGTACAGGTGAGAATTTAGTTAAAAAAATAGATGCTTCAAATACAACTTTTATGACTACTGATGGAAATAGAAAAATATCTAAAATATTTTGGTCAGTAAATACAGCAAATACAAAATCAGCTGTAGAGTTAATTTGGGAAGGTGCAACAAACGCTACCGCAGTTTTGTTGAATGGTCAAGGTTTTTGGGACTTACGAGCAGATGGAAATGAGATTCCAAACAATGCAACAACACCTACAGGTGATGTTTTATTATCTACAAAGAATTTTGCAAATGGTGATAATTACACGATTTTAGTGGTTTTCAGATAGCAATTTGTATAAATAATAGAGAGAAATTAGAGATAGATACAATGAAATTAATTACCGAAGAAATATCAAACGCAGAATATATTGTAGAAGAAGCTGGAAATGGAAAGAAAAACTACTCCATTAAAGGCGTTTTTATGCAATCTGATGTAAAAAATAGAAATGGAAGAATCTATCCTAAGGAAATACTTCAAAAAGAAGTAGCACGATATAATAGAGAGTTCATAGAAAAAAAGAGAGCATTTGGTGAACTAGGTCATCCAGACGGACCAACCGTTAACCTAGAAAGAGTTTCGCATATGATTAATGCTCTATATCCAGAAGGCAGTAATTTTATAGGTGAAGCACGAGTACTCGATACCCCATATGGAAAAATAGTGAAAAGTTTAATTGATGAGGGTGCAAGACTTGGAGTTTCAAGTAGAGGAATGGGTACACTTGCAAATGTAGGTGGTGCCAATGTAGTCAAAGACGATTTTTACCTTGCAACCGCAGCTGATATAGTTGCAGACCCTAGCGCTCCAGACGCTTTCGTAGAAGGCATTATGGAAGGCAAAGAGTGGGTTTGGGATAATGGGATTTTGAAAGAAGCAGAGGTTAAAGAATTAAAGTTACAAGCAGAGAGTAGAGAAAGAATTGCTAGAGCAGAAAAAAATGCTAAAGTATTCGAATCTTTTCTTAAAAAACTGTAATTTTATAAATAGTAATTGACACTTTCCTAATGGGTTGGTGTATTTATTGCAATAATTAACAACTAAAACTATTGAGGAGATAGAACAATGGCTGATAATACTGTGGCAGATTTGCCAAAGAAAAATGCAGCTCCAGCTGAACCCGCTAAATCACTAGCGGCAACTGTACAACAAGTAATGACTAAAGCAGTTACTTCACCTACAGATGCTAAAATAGATTTCGCACAAGGGGTTAATCACATTACTGGTGACCCACAACAAAAAAGTGCAGGCGCAGCTGATGCTATGAAATCTCTACAAGCAGAGAAAGAGCCTAAAAAAGATATTCAGGCTGCTTACGAAGCTGACGAGAAAAAAGACGAAAAAGAAAAAGAAGATATGAAAGAGGCAGAATACGCTGATAAAAAAGATGATGAGAAAAAAGAAGTGAAAGAAGGCGAAATGCCAGCTGGTCTTAAAAAGTACTTAGACAAAAAGAATGGTAAAGAAGATGAAAAGTCTGAAGAAAAAGAAGACGAGAAGAAAAAAGATATGAAAGAAGCTGAAGACAAAGAAGATAAGAAAAAAGACGAAAAAGAAATGTCTGAAGTTGAAGATAAAGAAGACAAGAAAAAAGAAGTGTCTGAAGCAGAGATGAAAAAAGATGATGAAAAAGAAATGAAAAAAGAAATGTCTGCTAAAGATAAAGTAAAAGATATGGATATGAAAGAAGACGTTAATGCTTTAACTGAAGGTGAAGACCTATCAGAGGAATTCAAAGCAAAAGCGGCTACAATTTTCGAGTCTGCTGTTAAAGCAAAACTTGTCGAAGAAATTGAAAAATTAGAAAGCGAATACGAAACTAAAGTTGACGAAAAAGTTTCTGAAGTTAAAGAAGAAATCGTTGACAAAGTTGACGCTTATCTAAACTATGTTGTCGAGGAGTGGATGAAAGAAAACGAATTGGCAATAGAAAAAGGCTTAAGAAATGAGATTACTGAAGATTTTATCGGTGGTCTTAAATCTTTATTTGAATCTCACTACATTAATGTTCCACAAGAGAAATATGATGTAATTGAGAATCAAGCTGCTGAGATAGAAAAGTTAAAAGAAGAAGTTAACAAAACTATCGAAAAGAACGTTGAGTTAAACCAAAAGATTGCAGAATCAACAAGATCAGATATTATCAAAGATGTATCTGCTGATTTGGCTGCAACTGAGGCTGACAAACTTAACGGTTTAGCAGAAAGTATTGAATATAAAGACGCTGACAGTTTTAGAAAAAGTGTAGAAACTTTAAAAAATTCTTACTTCCCTAAATCTAAGGCGAGTGATAACGAATCTAATGGAGTAGCAGAAAACAATGCTGGTTTAGACTTGTCTGAATCAATGGCTGCATATACTGCTGCAATTAGTAAAACAAAGAAAAATCCTTACATAAAGTAAGGGTTTAGTTAATTAACTAAAGAAGGAGAGATAGAAAAATGTTTTTATCTGAATCAATACAACAAAAGTGGCAGCCCGTTTTAGAACATCCTGATCTTCCAAAGATCGAGGGTGCTTATAAAAGAGCCGTTACTTCAATGATATTGGAAAACCAAGAAAAAGCGTTAAGAGAAGACGCTGCTTTCTTATCGGAAGCTGCGCCTACTAACGCAACTGGTGCTTCAATACAAAACTGGAATCCTATTTTAATTAGCTTAGTAAGAAGATCAATGCCTAACCTTATCGCTTACGATATTGCAGGCGTTCAACCAATGTCAGGTCCAACAGGCTTGATATTTGCTATGAGAAGCAGATATGCCTCTCAAGCTGGTGGTGAAGCTCTTTTTGACGAAGCTGATACAGATTTTTCAGGCAGAAATGCTACTGGATCATCTGTGAGTGGGGCTTCCGCTTTAGCACAATCTGGAACTAACCCAGCTGTACTTAACGACTCACCTGCTGGTGCATACACAAGTGGATCAGGAATGACTACTGCATATGCAGAAGCATTAGGTGATGCCTCTGGTAATGCGTTTGCTGAAATGGCATTCTCAATTGAGAAATCAACTGTGACTGCTAAATCAAGAGCGCTAAAAGCCGAGTACACTATGGAGTTAGCACAAGACCTTAAAGCAATTCACGGTTTAGATGCTGAAACTGAATTATCAAACATCTTATCTGCTGAAATCCTTGCGGAAATCAATAGAGAAGTTGTAAGATCAGTTTACATCGGATCTGAAAAAGGTGCTCAAACTAATACAACAAATACAGGTATCTTTGACTTAGATACAGACTCTAACGGTAGATGGTCTGTTGAAAGATTTAAAGGCCTAATGTTCCAATTAGAAAGAGATGCTAACGTAATCGCACAAAGAACAAGAAGAGGAAAAGGTAATATGATTATCTGTTCTTCAGACGTTGCTTCTGCGTTACAAATGGCTGGTGTGTTAGACTACACTCCTGCGTTAAACAACAATTTAAATGTTGATGACACAGGAAATACTTTTGCTGGTGTATTAAATGGTAAATATAAAGTTTACATTGATCCATATTCAGCAAATACAGCTGCTAAACAATACTTTGTAGTAGGTTACAAAGGTACTTCACCATATGACGCTGGTATATTCTACTGCCCATATGTACCTCTACAAATGGTAAGAGCTGTTGG